CCATTGTGGGGTCCATGGAGTGGGTGGCAACACTTACTCTAACTTTCAAACTGACGAAAGGAGTTTTGCTGTGGCTATCATCGCTGTTAGCAGAAAGAGAACACTTGGTCCTGGTTTCAAGTTTAACCAACTTGAAATTGGTCGCCAGAAGGTTTGGTCAAAGATGTCGCATCAATATGTTATTGACGCGCCAGTTTTTGCCTCGCCCTCTAGTGGCTTTTACAAGATCACGTGGGATAATATCCACAAAGAATTCATCAAGCGCGGTGCAAAGATCTCGCGATCTAAGCGTCGTTTTGCTGATGACCTCGGTGGAGATTTTTCCTCTTTGGAAGCTAGCGATGAGGGGTTTGTCCGCGGTACTGGGCACTATGAGTGTGAAGATGGGTATTCAAAGACCACCTATGATGGTGGCTTTGTTCCTTTCTCTCAACACGAGTATCCCGGTATTCGTACGGCAGATCTCACTGGCATGGGAGACACTGGAAGATATTCCGGTGGCTTCGGTATAGCCAGCACAGCAGAAGGTGTCCAGGCCTGGAAAAAATTCAGGCCTAAGCTGTTTTTAGCTGATATGGGACAGTTTGTTGGAGAAATCCAAGAAACTTTACCCATGCTAAAAACATCAGCCAGTATGTTCACGCGTCGATTTCTCGACACGTTTGGCACGTCTACTCGTCATCAAGCGATGATGAGTAAGACTATGTCGAACCACTGGTTGAACGCCCAATTTGGTTGGGCGCCGTTTATCTCTGACATTACAAAGTTCCTGAAGAAATTCAGGGACTTTGATCGCAAACTGCAGCAATGCATTCGCGATAATGGCAAGGATATTCGGAGGCGGGGCATCTTAAAGAGTACAATGGGCGGTCCGGGGGATGTGACTATAACCGAAAGTAACGGTATCCCTGGTTGGGATACTGTTTACGTTCAGCCATTTAGTCTTTACAACTCCCTGATCGATCCATACAGCGGGCACGTTAAGTCTACCTTGTCTTATACTACAAAGTATCAGACTTGGTTCTCTGCGTGCTTTCGGTACTGGGTACCAGACTTTGAAAGCAATGACTTCGCTTTCGAACGCATACTTAATTTTATGCGTATGTATGGTCTCAGAATTACTCCGTCGCTGGTGTACAATTTAACTCCCTGGTCGTGGATGGCAGACTGGTTCGGTAATATTGGCGATAATATCGACAATTACACCGCTAACCAGGATGACAATCTAACGGCCAAGTATGCATTCATCATGAAGACCATCACTGAAGAAGTCATCAATGAGTCGCGCGTTAAGTGCGGCGGACGTGAAGTCCTAGGTCTTCGATGGCGTCGCGGCGTTGTCGCCAAGACGCGAGTTCATGCAAGTCAGTTTGGATTTTCTCTTACCATGCCAGAGTTTTCGGCATGGCATTGGTCTATCTTAGCTTCTTTAGGCTTTTCTCGATTACATATCGAGAGTAAGCGAGGCTAGGATCCTGCTCTGGATCTATGAATTGTCTGAGATTATGGGAACCTCAGGCTTTGATCCACAGTTAACTTTCCCTTGACTTTAGGAGGTCAACCATGGCACTCTCAGATCCCCAAACCATTACCGTAAACGCGGTAGCCCAAGTCTGCGCTTTAATTAGCACAGACACCACGAAGTCCGTGTACCAGACGCCCGACGAGATCTATAAGTTTACGATCTCGCATCAGGCATCTGGCAATCGCGTACGTCGCATGGTGCGCATCGACAAGAAAGTCGTTGCGGCCGATCCTCTGACGGCAGTTAATGCCTATCAGAGCCTCGGACTCTACCTCGTCCTCGACGAACCCGCCAATGGCGCTTTCGCCGACGCCGATATTCAGTACATCCTGACAGGCTTCAAAACCTGGCTGGATAGTACGAATTTCGGGAAAGTGCTCACGTCCCAGCATTAACAATGCCGTGGTCGGTGCACCTTCTTATCCGTATAAACTGCGGATAGGTGATGGTTTGCGTCCCCGATAGGGGACGGGACTGTCGTGGCTAGATGCTTACCTCCAGTAGGAGGAAACATGAAAAGCTACGAAAGTGACCAAATAGAGTTGATGCGCTGTGTCTTTTTAGACGCAGCCATCAGGTGTGCTGCCACTTCATCCGCTTTACGTGATCTCGTGACGATGAGATCACGGGTCAAGCACGAAGGGTTATCATTTTTTACGATAACTCTTCCTAACTTTGGCAAGGACTTTGAACAAGCCCTTGATCAAGGTTATATTGACTCAACACTCTTCAAAAGCTTCAAGAAGAGTGGAGCAATCCCTGCATTTATGCAAGGTATGCTCAGTCAGGTGTTTGACCAGGAAACAGGAAGGAGATTAGAAGATGCCGATAGGCAAGTTAATATTCAGGCTATTGTGGGCATTCGCCAATGTGCTTATGCTCTCAAAAAGCTTGAAAAAGACTGTACCCCCGAAAGGGTCCAGTCTGCCCTCGACAGATTCAAGTCCGTTGAACACGAACTTGGTGGGATCAGACTCCGGGATAGTGACGCTAGCGAATTTGTTAGCGTTGCTTTTCACATCTGGAATTGCCTTTGTAGCTTTGATGCTACCTTGGTTATTCCCAGACATGGACCTGGAGCAACTGCTGAACATATTGCGGGAAACCGTAAATATGTATGGCAGTACTGGTATGAACGTCTTGAACCCTTCTTCCCTTGTCTCGATGTCGCCTACTCTGTAGGCGCATTCGATTCATTGGAGTTCAGGAACGTAACGTTCATTTCTGAGGAACAGGAGTTGCCTGTGAAGGTGACTCCTGTTCCGAAGACCCAAAAAGGACCCAGAATCATTGCCATCGAACCTACGTGCATGCAATATGCACAACAGGCGATTCGACAGTATCTTTATGACACTATCGAATCCTCCTATTATACCAAAGGTCATGTGAATTTCACAGATCAGAGGACTAATAGGGATTTGGCGATGAGGGCTTCGACTGACGGTCTAATGGCAACATTAGATCTCTCAGATGCTTCCGATCGTGTTTTACACGATCTTGCTATGAGAATGTTCGATTGCAACCCTGATCTTCGGGATGCAATTGAATCGTGTCGGTCTACCCGTGCAATACTTCCAGACGGCCAAGTAATTGGTCCGTTGAAGAAGTTTGCATCGATGGGGAGTGCTCTATGTTTCCCAATTGAGTCGATGTACTTCTACACAATCTGTGTAGCGGCTCTCTTGGCGGAACATTCCCTTCCTGTGACGCCGCGCAACATTTGGAAAATGTCGCGCGATGTCTATGTTTACGGGGATGATATTATCGTCCCCAGTAAACATGCAGCTTCTGTCGTTGGTTACCTGCAAAAGTACGGTTGCAAGGTAAACGTTTCCAAGTCTCACTGGGCTGGTAAGTTCAGGGAGTCTTGTGGAATGGACGCATATGATGGCGTAGATGTTACTCCTGTCTACGTTCATACAGATCGTCCGACGAACAGGCGGCAAGCACCTAAGGTACTTTCTTGGATATCATCAATGAATGCCTTCTATAAGAAGGGTTTCATGATGACCAGTTCGCACATACAAAAAACGTGCGAACGTCTCCTCGGGCCCTTGCCCGTGGTGACAGAAGAGAGCGAGGCGCTTGGACGTACTCTTGATGCACCTTTGACCGTTGGAAGATGGTCTAAGAAACTCCATCGCTCTGAAGTCAGAGCGTGGTGTGCATCACCAATTCGTTGCACTGATGAATTGGATGGGTACGGTGCTCTCATGAAGAGTCTCTTGCTACTAGCCAGGGCTGATAACAGTGATGTTGTCAACCCAATGGCGATCGACAAGAACCATCTTGAGAGATCCGTACGGCGCGACGCCGTAACACTAAAACTTCGCTGGTGTGCCGCCCGTTAAAGGGCGGAACAAGACCTTAGGGTCATGGTGGAGCTCACGAATTGAGC